CGGGGTGCCGGTGCCGATGGTGTACCAGCCGATGAACCCCTGCACGCTCAGGCTGGTCGACGCGGTGATGTTACGGACCCGTAGCTGCACCGTGTAGGTCTTGCCCGGGATCACGGAGTAGCGCGGGGTGTGGCACAGTCGCGCAGTCGCCGCCGTGGAGATCGGCACCGCGAACTGCATGGCGGTGCTGCCCATCCACGCGGTGGCTGTCGACACGAAGCTGCCGCCGGTGGTGTCGGTGGCGGAGAAGATGTCGGAGGATCCGGCCACGATGGTGCCGCTGAACCCGCCGAGGTCGCCGCCGGTCGCCGCGACCTGATCGAGGAGGTTCCTCGACGGTGGCCACTGCGCGCGCTGCCGGTAGGGCTGGTACGGGAGGATGTGTCCGGCCCACGGGCTGCTGGCGTTGGTGGGGTCGAGGGCAGCGTCCTGGTTGTTCAGGGTGACGGAGGCCTCGCCCGAGCGGACCTGGTCGGTTTCGTACTGACGGCCGCGCTGGACGCTGCTCGTGCCCTCGGTCCGGTCGGTGACCTCGACGAACCGGTCGAGGGGGCCAGCGCCGTTGTTCGCGCCCCAGTACGGGCCCCACCCGTACTCCATGCGCGGCCAGTTGAGGTTGAACTGGCCACCTGCACGGGTGTTGATGTTGCCGATGGTCGCGACGTTCCCTGCGGCCTCGGTGACATCGGCTCCGGCCTGGAAAGCGAACGTGACTGCCGTTGCCGACCATGTGTAGGTCTTGGAGGTGTAGGTCGTCCAGTTCAGGCCGTCCGGGGATGCCTCCGCGTACCAGCTTCCCGCGCTCTCGCGGAGCCGCCACCAGCGGTGGGCGTGCGGGTCGAACGTCGCGAGTGTGGTGTCGACGTTGGAGCCGGCGGTCTGCATCCGCAGGAGGAACACGCCGCCGGTCAGGCGCATGCTGACCGAGTTGTTGGCGTCGAGAGTCACCTTGAAGACGGTTCGGGTGCCGCCGTTGCCGTTCGGTGCGGCACAGATCTCCGCGTACACGGCGGACGAGGTGGCGTCGAACAGCAGGGACGAGCCGAACGTGTTGGTCGCGCCGCTCGTGGTCGGCACGGTGACGGCGACCAGGTCGTTGGTGGTGTCGAGGGTCGCCGCGCCCCCGGTGACCGAGTTCCAGATGCTCGTGTTGATCGTTGTCGTGGTGAAAGCGTCCGCGAGCGTGGACAGCTTGGGGTTCGCCACCGGGCACCACCAATCCGGCGCCCGGTGGCGCCCCTCGATCTATCGCTTGTACGGCTCGTACGTCTTCGAGTTGCGGGCGCCGAGGCGCAGCATCTGCTTCTCGACGACGTCGCGGAGTTTCTTCTCGGTGAGGACGTGGCCCTCGACGTTGACGTGCACGGTGGTGTTGTGGACGACCGTGCCGCTACCGGCTGCCCCGGTGAGGGACATGCCGTTGCCGGTGAAGGAGCCGGCGCCCACCACGGAGGCGGCGAGGCGGTCCATCGCGCTGGTCGCGTGCGATGTCCCGTCGTCGACACCCGCTGCGAGACCGCGGGGAATCCACTGGCCGATCGCGGCGAACACTCGGGACGGAGACTTGATCCCGAGCTGCTTCTTGATCGTCGCCTGCATCTGCTTGGCGATCTTCGCCATTTGTTTGGCGATAGCCGCTTCCTGCGACTGGAGCCCCTTGACCAGGCCTTGAGCGGCCTGGATCCCAGTCCCGTACATGGAGTCGGCGACGGCCTTGCCCGCATTGTTCGCCGCGGTGTTCGTCGTCGTGTTCAGGGAGTTGATCTGGGCGATCTGCGCCTTCGACGCCCCTGCGAGCGCGGTGGCGGTCGCGCTGCCCTGGTCCACACCGGCCGATGCGATCTGCGAGATCAGGTCACTGCTCAGGCCCTTCTTCTGGAGGGCCCGCAGTTGTGCGGAGAACGCGACGGCCTTGGCCATCTGGTCCCGCATTTTGTTGACCACGTCTTGCGAGGTGAGCGCAAAACCGTCCTGTGGAGCATCGGTGACGATGCTGAAGCCCTGTTTGATGCCGTCGGCAGTCGTCTTGACCTGGTCCGACCACGACTTCTGGAGCGCAGCCAGCTTCGACTGTGCGGTCTTGAGTGCTGCGGCGACGCTGTCCCGCTTGGCGGCCAGCCCCCGGAGGACTTTGTCCTCCTTCTTCGCGTACGCCTCCAACCGCTTGATCGTCGCCTCGTGGGACTTGACCCACTTGTTGCTGACGCCCGAGGTCCCCTTGAGGTCGGCGACCTTGTTGTACGTCTGCGTCAGCAGGGTTTCGATCCTGCGCGTCGCCGCCTTCACCCTCGCGGTGGAGGAGGTGAGGCCGTCGATCAGGCCCTCGTTGACGTAGATACCGAGGGACCGGAACACGCGCGACGGGGAGTGGATCCCGAGCGCGCTCTTGAAGGAGCTGACCGCGCTGTGGGCGATCCCGGACAGCACCGACGACACCGAAATGCTCTTGACGCCGTTGATGAGGCCACGGATCATGTCGGCGCCTGCGGAGACCAGGAGGCCCCCGAGCTTGCCGAGGGAACTCCGGGCCCGGCCGGGCAGACCGCGCACCCAGCTCAGGAAGCTGGAGCCCTGCTTCGCGGCGGCGGAAGCGAACTGCCCCCACGCCGACGACGCGGTGCGCGCCAGTCCGGAGCCGAGGCCGGCCAGCCAGCCGTAGATCCGTCCCGGCAGTCCGGCGACCCAGGTACCGAGCGAGCGCCCCACGCCCACGGTCGCCTTGTAGGCAGCCGAGAACCCGGCGCTGATCCTCCCCCAGTACTTGATCACCAGGCCGACCGCGAGACCGATCGGTCCCGTGATCAGCCCCAGCAGAAGCTGCCAGTGTGATCTGACGAACCCGACGACCCACGACACGGCCGTCGAGATGGTCGTGCTGATCTGCTTCCAGTACTTGATGATCAGGACGATCGCGAGACCGATCGGACCGGTGAGCAGGATCAGCAGAAGCTGCCAGTGGGACTTGACGAACCCGACGACCCATCCGATGACCGCAGCGATGCCCCGGAACGCCGAGTCGACGAACGCCCGGAACCAACCGATCTTGTTGTAGGCCAGGATGAGGCCGGCGACGAGAGCGACGATCGCGAGGACGATCAGGACGATGGGGTTCGCGTCCATGGCGACGTTGAGCAGCCACTGAGCAGTGGCAGCGGCCTTCTCCGCGATGGCGGCGGCTGCCACCTGGACCTTCTGCACGGCCCACGCGGCGGCCGATTTGATCGCGGCGAGCGTGGAGGCGGCCGTGGCCTTCGCGAAGTTCCAGGACGCGAGCGCGGCGGTCTTCATCGCCATGCCGACGGCCTTGACCCCGGAGACCATGCCCGTCCACGCCGTCCGCCCTGCGGTGGCGGTCGCGCTGCCGACGGCGCGGCCGAATTTCGCGACGGCGCTACCGGCAGACTTGGCGCCCCTCGCCGAGGCGTCGAAGCCCTTGCGAAGGGCGCCGCCGAAGCTTCCGGCCTTGCCGGAGAACGCGGATCCGGCGACCTGCGCGGACCGGAAGCCCTGCACGACACGGCCGCCGGCCTTGACGGCGGAGACGCCCATCTTCCCGAAGGAGATGACCGACTTGGCCGCGCTCGTCGTCAGCTTCGCTGCGTAGGCGACGACGGACAGAGCGAGGACACCGCCGATGACGGCCGCCAGGGCGACCGCGACGTTCTTGTGCTCGGCGAAGAAGCCGATGACCGCCGTGACGACGGGGATCAGTTTGGTGCCGATGTCGATGGCGACGACTTCGATCTTCTGCTTTAGCTGCGCCATCTGGACGTTGAGGAGCTTCGAGGTTTCCTTCCAGCCCTCGACGTCCTTGGAGGAGTGGTTGAAGCTCTCGCCGACCTTCTTGACGCGGTCCTTGAAGGAGTCGCTGGACTCGCCGGTGAGCTGGAGAGTTGTGTTGAGGCCGATCGCCCCGCCGGTCATTTTCTTGATCGCGGAGGTGTACGTGTCGGCAGCCGGACCACCCGACTTCAACATGTTGTTGAAGCCTTTGGACTTGTTCTGAAGCGTCGCGTACTGCTGGAGCAGGTTCGCCTGGTCCGGCGACAGCCCCTTGAGTTCCTTCCGCCAAGTGCCGAGCGAGATGGACCCGGAGCTGTACGACTTGGCCAGGCCCTGGATGCTCTTGGGCATCTGGCTGATCATCGTGTTCGCGTTAGCAGCGGCCTGCTTGCTGTTGTTGAACGCGGACAGGAGCGTCGTACCGGCCGGCCCCATCTTCCCCAGGACCGTCTTGGTGAGCAGGTCGAGGGTGCCGGTGAGGCCCCTCTTGCCGATCTTCGTCGCGACGTCCGTGGCGGAGAGGCCGTACCGCTGCATGGTCTGCGCGGCCACGTTGTTCGGCGACGCCAAGTTCCGGATGGTGGAGGCGAGTTCCTGGGTGCCCTCTCGGGCGCTCGTGCCGTGCTGCGTCAGCGTGGCGAGCGCACCGGCAACCTCTTCGAACTTGACCTTGTTCGCGCTGGCGATCGGGAGGACGGTGGAGAGCGACCCGGAGAATTCCTCCATGGTCATCTTGCCTTCACCAGCGGCCGTTTTGAGCCCGTTCATGACACGAACGGAGTCCTCGGCGCCCAAGTGGTACGACGCCATGACCGAGGTCATCGCGTTGGTGACCGTGCTGAGTTTGGCGTTCTCCTCGCGCGCGCCCTGGGCGGCGGCCTTGAGGACCGTGATGCCCTTGGCGCCCTGGTACCCGGCCTTTTCGACCTGGTACATGCCATCTGTCAGGTTTTGCCAGCTTGTGCCGGTACCCGACGCGATGTCCTTGATGCCCTGCCGGACCGTGGATAGGCCCTTGAGGCTCTCCCCGGCCGCGGTGTGCAGGACCATGGTCTCGGACTGAAAGTCCGCGGCCATCTTGGTGCTCGCGACGGCGACACCGAGGCCGATCAGGGAGACGGAACGGCCCATCGTGGCGAGTCCGGCGTACGCGGTCGCGCCCGCCTTCTTCATCCCGCCGGCCGTGCTGTTGACCTGGGTACGGGCCTCGGCGAGCGTCCCCTTGAGCTGGGTGATGTCGCCCATGAGACGGACGACCACGGGCGGCAGGAGGGTGCCCTGAGACACGGCGCCCCCTCTCTGGGTAGGCGCCGTGTGGGCGGCGGTGTTACGTCACATCAGTGATGAGCGATGGCTGACCGCCATGCGGAGTGGTAGATGTTCGTGAGCGCGCCGCTCGCGGCGAGCCGCTCGTACGACGGCTGCACGAACGGGCGGGGCGGGAGCACGGTTGCTCCCCCGCGCCCGGTGGGGCCACCGAGTTCCTGGACGCGCGCGTACTTGGCCGTCGGCCCGATCTGGGACTCCCACCGGCCGAGGCCGAGCGGGATGGGTCCCAGGACGGTGACGGAGCGGCGCAGGGTGCCCGTGATGAGGGACGGTGGGTCCCCTGGGCTGGAGGGTGTCGGGGTGCCGCGCGGGTGGCTGCTCGTCGCCAGCGTCTCCTTGACCGCGCGCTCGACGAGGTGGGAGGTCTGCGCTGTCGCTACCCGAGTTGCCGCGTTGACGGCGGTGAACATCTCCCCCAGAGCGGCGTTCAGTTCGGAGACCCCGATGACCTCGACCGCTTGTCGAGACACGTCTCACCCCCGTTGGGCGTCCTTCATTGCCTGCTCCTGTTTCGCCGTCTTGACCTCGTCGACGATGACGGCCATCTGCGGGAGCCACACGTCGACCCAGGCAGGCAGTTCGTCGACCTGTGCAGGCGTCCACCCGTAGCGCTCGGCGTACCAGAGGTAGTCGAACGCCTGGTCAACCGGGGTGACCGGCTGACCAGGCGGGATCTTCTCTCCCTCCAGCCTGGCCTTTAGTCGGCGGAGGGCTCGGTAGGGGACGCCGGGTCCTTCGCGTCCTTCGGGTCCGGCTTGTTCGGGAAGAGGACGGCGCGGGCCTCCTCGATGGCCTCGTTGAGGGCCTCGTCGTCCTCCAGCGGGATCAGATCGAGGGAGCCGGCCGCCTCACTCGGGACCGGCATCGCGTACGACCAGTCGATGATGAGGACGGTGAGCAGACCGTTGAGGAGGTCGAGGGAGGCGGAGACGTCGCCGCCCTCCGAGTCCTTGATTGCGCGCATGGCGCGCTGCTTGTCGCCGCGCCGCAGCGTGTGGGGGTCACGTAGCTGGACCCAGCCGCCGGAGGGGAGCTTGACGCGCTCGGTGGTGGACATGCCGTTCTCCGATACAGGTGAGGGATGAGGGTGAGGAGGGATCAGAACGTGCCGGGCACGGCGGCGTTGGTCATGGTGACCTTGATCGGGCTGTAGCCACCCGAGCCGCCGGCGTTGGTGGTGTTGAGGACCGCGTTGAAGGAGTTGCTGTACTCCACCGCGGACTTGGTGCCGTCGGCCTCGGAGTCGGTCATCGCAGCGATGCCCAGGTCGATCTGGAACGTGACCTTGTTGACGCCGGTGAGGCCGTTGTCGATGAGGAGTTGCAGCGACGGCTGGGTGTTGTTCAGCATCCACAGCAGCGGGCTCTCATCAGCCGCGATGAACGTCAGCTTGCCCTCCACGGACACGCCGCCGCGCTGGATGATGTACGGGTTCTGGGAGCCGGTGGTCGTGAACTTGGGCTCCAGGTCCCGCTTGATGGTCAGTTCGCCGTCGCTGACGGTGGCGATGAGCGTTCCGCCGGACGCGGGGCCGCTGACGCCGATGGCCATGCGCCAGGAGGCGATGGGCAGCACCGTGGACGGGTTCGACGTCGGGGTGGCGCCGGCCGGTACGGACGCCCACGACGTGCCCTTGCCCGACCAGGTCAGCAGCTCACTCTCCGCGTTCCACTTCAGCCCGAGTTCGCTGATGCACAGGCCCGGGTAGATGCGGGCTCCGGTCGTCGCGGTCGGGCCGAGGAAGTGGGTCAGGGAGTGGGTGATCGGCTGGCCGCCCCCGGAGTTGAGGAGGCTGTGGGCCTGGCTGTAGGGGCCCGTCACCGGCTGCACCGGCTGGCTGATGGCGTGCTGGAAGACCAGGCCGCCGGTCGGAGTCGTGAGCGGGATGACGTACGGGCCGGAGCCGGTCGGCGTGCCGGTGATGAAGCACTCGGCGGTCGCGCCGGTGCCGATCTGCACGGTCGTAGCGGCAGGGATGGTCGCCGCGGTCTGGATCGAGGAGGCGCCGACCGCGCCCGCGACGGCCAGGGTGGTGCCGCCGGTGCCGGTCGATGTGCCGGTCCAGGCGACGTCACCGAGGATGTTCCGCATGAAGAACCCGATGCTGTCGCCGTACGCCGGGCCCGACAGTTCGATGTCGGCGGTCTTCGTCCCGAGGATCTTGGCGAAGCTGTCGGTGGCCATCGACCCGCGCCAGCTCTTGTCGTCGAGGAAGGTCTGGTTGTCCTTTGCCTTGATCGAGTCGACGAGGACCGTGGACGTCATCGGGGTCACGGTGCCCTGACCGGTCGTCTCAAGGGCGATACCCGCGAATTGCTTGGTGGGGGCGAACGTGGTGGGGGTGGCAGGCACCGGTCACTCCTCGCTGACGAGCGGCGCGGCGTTGTCCGCGACCTGGTTGGGCGTCTTGGTGGTGGGGGCCCAGCGGCCGTCGTCGGGCGGACCGAACGACCAGTCGTAGACCGTGGCGTCGGCGCTCGCGGTCGCGGCCCGGCAGGACAGCGGGACGTGCGGATACACGCAGTCGATGAAGTGCGTGTACTCGTACACGCCCGGCGGAGGACCGACCGGGGCTACGTCCTCGGCGGGCTCGACGGCCGTCGGCTCAACGGCCGGTTCGACCGTGGCGACGGGGGGCGTCTCGGCCGGGGCCGCAGCCTTCTCCGGCTGTGGAGTCGGCTCGGCGTCCCGGGCGGGGGACTTGGATGTGGGCATGCGGACTCCGCAGGCAGAGAAGGTGAAAGGGGAGGAAGGAGAGGGGGCGCCCGGCCGGTCAGGCGTTGAAGATCTCGATCGCGGCGAACCGCACTTCGAGGAAGCCCTTGGTGAGCTGGGCCTTGGTCTCCGGCTGGGCAAAGCGGCAGTCGATGCTGCCGAGCCCGTTCTCGACGTACTCGCCGGCCTGATAGACCGCGCCGCCGAGGGTGCGGTCTCCGTGCATGTGCTCGACGAGCGCGTCGCGGAGGGCGAACCCGTCGTCCTGCGCGTCCTCCGCGAACGCGGTGGAGGAGCGCAGGAAGCAATTCAGCGTCACGTCGTAGACCGTCTGCTTCTGGCCGCTGTGCTCGCCGCCGAGGGCGATCCGGCGCTCGCTGCTCTGGGCGATGAACACGACCATGTGACAGCCGGTTCGGGTGCCGGGCGCCATGCCCAGGAGGTACTCGGAGTGGTCGTCCTGCTTGCCGAACGCCCGCCGTACGATGCCGACGCCGGACTGGGACAGCGGCGACGAGCGGTAGCTACGGGTCTGCTCGTCGTACGCGCCGCCGAAGTAGCGGCAGATCCCGTCCAGGACCGATTGCATGCTCACATGCGCCTCGCGTACGAGTTGAGGATCCGCGCGGCCTCGGCGACGAGCCCCGACCCGTCCTTGCGGGAGTCCTTCTTCCGGGTACCGGGCGACAGGTTGGTGTCCGGGAAGGAGTCCTCAGCGGACGTGTCCGGGCGCATCAGTTGGGCGACCGTGTAGTTGACGACCGCCAGACGCATGTCGGCGGGCATGCCGGAGAAGCTGAAGCCCGCGGTGTGCGCATTCAGGGTCGGGGTGGCGAGCGGCACGGCGACGGGCGTGATGGGCGTCGCGAGGGCGGGCGGCGTCCAGGACGGGGAGACGACGACGAACTCCTCGACGCTGGGCTCCCACAGCCGGTAGGAGCCGCCGGGCATGATCCCGGTCGGGTCCATGACGGTCAGCGACTCGGCCCCGGGAGCTGCGTCCCCCTCCAGGAGGGTTGCCACGTGCCCGGCCGTGTAGGTGATGTCCACCCACACCCGGCCCCGGACCGCTCCCCCGACGGGGATGTAGATCGTCTGGTTGTCGTCGACCCGGAAGTCCGGGGCGACGACGGACGACATGCGGGAGATCGTGGAGCCGTAGGAGACCGCCGCGATGGACACGACGGGCCGGTCCGACGGATAGACGATCAGGTTGCCGTCTTCGACGCGCCCCCGGGTATGCCGGTCGACGCGGTGCGCGGCGAGCGGCTGATTGCACTCGTTGTCGGCCCAATCGGACGATCCGAGGAGCATGTTCGACAGCTCGTCCGTCTGCGCGCTGGGGTCCATGATCCCGGGGCGCAGGGTCTCGGTGTCGAGGTAGGTCGGGTGGGCCCGGAATTCTTCGGCGACCACGTACGGGGTGATGGCCATGGCCGGTCACCTCCTCCGTGCGGGCCTACTTGGCGGTGGTCTTGGAGGCGGTGGTCTTGCGGGCCGGCTTCACCGGCTCGGGCGCGGGAGCCGGGGGCGCCACGACGACGGGCGTATCGGGGTTCTGGGACTGCGCGGCCGGGTCGCCGTCACCGTCGCCGCCGGGCTCGGACTTCTGGACGTCGGCCAGTTCCTTCACCGCGGCCGAGGCCTCCGCCACTGCGGGGGTGAGCGCGGCGGTCGCCTGCGCGGCCCGCACTAGCTGCTCGACCGCGCTGAGGAGCGTGGCCGGGTCCTTGCGGCGGTCCATCTCCTCGATGACGAGTCGGCGCTGACGCTCGGTGTCGGTCTCCCACATCGGCTGTCCGCCGAGGTGGAAGCCCTGGAGACGGTCGGAGACGTCGTCAGGGAAGTCGAAGCCGCCGTTCTCGTCGGCGTGGAAAGTTCCGTATTCGGCGTCGTCGAGGGCGGTAGCGCCCGTGCGCGTGTACAGGCGCATGCCTGCTCCTAACGGGGTGGGTGAGGGAGGGGAGAACGCCGGTGGGGCCCGCAGCGCGCGCTGCGGGCCCCACCGGTCATCAGCCGACGTTGGACAGGACGCCCATGGCGACGGGGGCACGGTTCACGAACGTGCCGACCGACCGGATCTCGAACTCCCGGCGCGGGCCGCCACCGGCGACACCCGGGTTACGGCTGATGCCGTAGTCGAACTGCGCGCAGTCGCGCAGGTTCCGGTACTCCAGGACGTTCGAGATGTTCGCCTGCGGGAACGGGACCCGGTCGGTGCGGGCGATGATCGTGCCCGGGGGCAGCGAGGTGTGGACCTCGATCGGCACCGTGACACCACCGGCCGGCGCGTTGACGATCT